AGCTTTAATCATTGTTCCAACAACATCTCTAGTAGAACAAATGTATGGTGACTTTAGCGATTATTCTTCTAATGATGAAGTGTGGGCGGCAAATGAAGAATGTCATGTAATATATTCTGGTAAGCCTAAAACCAATATTGAAGAAAGAGTTTTTATTAGCACGTGGCAATCAATTTATAAATTACCTGTGACTTGGTTCGAGCAGTTTGGTTCTGTGTTTGGTGATGAATGTCATGGGTTTAAATCAAAATCATTAACTAATATTATGAACAAATCAAGAGATGCTGAGTATAGATTTGGTACTACTGGTACATTAGATGGAACACAAACGCACCAGCTCGTACTAGAAGGTTTATTTGGTAAAGTTATGAAAGTAACTACTACAAAAAATCTTCAAGATAAAAATACACTCGCTGATCTTGATATCTTTATGTTAGAATTAGATTATGATGAAGAAACACGAAAAAATAATGTTGGTTTAGTATATCAGGATGAAATAGACTTTATTGTAAGAAATGAAAAAAGAAATAGATTTATACGTAACTTAGCTATAGATCAAGATGGTAATACACTGGTACTTTTTCAATTCGTCGAAAAGCATGGAAAACCTCTTTTTGATCTTATAAATAGTAAAGTAGAAGAAAACAGAAAAGTGTTCTTTGTATCTGGAGCTACAGAAACCTCTGATAGAGAAGCTATTCGTAAAATAACTGAAGGACAAAAAAATGCTATTATTGTTGCAAGTCTTGGTACCTTTAGTACTGGTATTAATATTCGGAATCTGCACAATATCATCTTTGCTAGCCCGTCAAAGTCTCAAATTAAAGTTTTACAGAGTATCGGAAGAGGGTTACGCAAGTCCGATAACGGAAGAAGCACGAAGCTCTACGACATAGTAGATAATATGCAGCATAAGTCTAAGAAAAACTACGCTCTCTTACACTCCGAAGAAAGATTGAAAATATATAAAAAAGAAAAATTTAATTTCAAACAGTATAGGGTTCAACTATGAATATAAAACAAATAAAAATGGCAGACGGATCTGAAGTTATATGTGAAATCATAGAAGAACTAGAAGAAGATGTTGTGGTAAGGTTTCCATTAAGAATATCCCGTGTCGATTTAGATCATGAAAGAAGCTATTACATGTTTAAGCCTTGGTTGACATATGTTGAAAAATCAGATCATTTTGTTACTGTTAATACATTTCATATGATGGCCGCTACAATACCATCAAAAGAAATAATGGAACAATATGAAAGTGCTATTGAAAGAATTGAACAAATGGAAAAAATTGAAGAAACTGTTATTGAAAAAGTAGAAGATTCGATTTTAAGTCATGATTCAAGTTATGAAAATATTATTAAACTTTCTTTTGTTGATAGATCAAAGATGCACTGATACTACCGTCCACCAAAAAGCTTACTTTATTATTATACCATATCGTGCAAGAAAGTAAACCCCTAAAATGTATTTTATTGAAAAAAAAGTTGTTTACAACTAATATTTTTTAGTTTATAATAGTACTAATTGAAAAGGAAATTTATTATGGCAAAGAAAACTAAAAATGTTCACTACATCAATAACTCTGAGTTTTCTTTAGCAATCGTAGAATACGTATCAACAATTAATGAAGCGAAAAAGAAAGGAGATGAAGTTCCCATCGTTCCTAACTATATAGCTAAAAGTTTTTTACAAATTGCTGAAAACTTATCGCATAAATCTAACTTTATTCGATACACCTATCGTGAAGAAATGGTAATGGATGCAGTAGAAAATTGTTTAAAGGCCATTGAAAATTATGATATTAACGCTGCTACTCGATCTGGAAGACCAAACGCTTTCGCGTATTTTACTCAAATTGTTTGGTACGCATTTCTAAGACGAATAACAAAAGAAAAAAAGCAGCAAGAAATTAAAGAAAAATATCTTTCACAATCTGGAATAGAAGCTTTTCTTGCAACTGAACTTGGAGCCGATGATCCTTCTTCACACGTTGCTAATCATTTTGTTGATACTCTTAAAGATCGAATTGATAAAGTGAAAGCGTATGATACAGAAATAAAAGAATTTTCAAAAAAGCATAAACAACGCAAAAAACGTACGATTACAGCAGATTCAGACCTTACAGAATTTTTGGAATAATTTATGAAAATAGCAGTACTGAATGATACTCATTGTGGTATCAGAAATAGCAGTGAAGTCTTTTTGAATAATGCAGCTGATTTTTGGGGAAAAGTATTTTTTCCTCATTGCATTGAGCATGATATCAAACACATAGTTCATCTTGGTGATGTCTATGATCATCGCAAGTTCGTAAATTTTCGTGCTTTAAATCATAATAGAAAACATTTTTTAGATAAGCTTCGTGAAAACAAGATGACTATGGATGTCATCCCAGGTAATCACGATACTTATTATAAGAATACGAATGATTTAAATTCTCTTAAAGAACTTCTTGGACACTATATGAATGAGATCCATATTATTATGGAACCAACCGTTATGGAGTATGGCTCTTTAAAGATGGCTCTACTCCCCTGGATTAATCAAGAAAACTATGAAAAAAGCATTAACTTTGTAAGAAACTGCAAGGCTGACTGGTTAGGTGGTCATTTAGAATTATCCGGATTTGATCTTATGAGAGGTGTGGTTAATCATCATGGTATGGACCATAAGATATTTGACAGATTTGAAAAAGTTTTATCTGGTCACTTCCATGTAAAGTCACAAAAAGATAACGTCATGTATCTTGGTTCTCAAATGGAATTCTTCTGGTCTGATGCTCATGACCCCAAATACTTTCACGTCATTGATACCGAAACACGTGAGATAGAAGCTATTCGTAACCCACATACTCTTTATGAAAGAATTCACTACGATGATTATAAAAAAGATTATAGTGATATGAATGTGGATTTTGTAGACAATAAATTTGTAAAAATAGTTGTAATAAATAAGCAAGACCTATTTACATTTGACCGATTTGTTGATAGAATACAAAATAGGAAGATTCATGAACTCAAGATTGCTGAAAACTTTAATGAGTTTATTGGTGAAAACGTTGATGATGAAGGTGTTTCTGTCGAAGAAACTGAAACTCTTCTGGATAGTTATATTGATGCTGTTGAAACGGATCTGGATAAAGACAAGATCAAAGTAAGCATGCGCAATTTGTTAAGTGAAGCACAGGCTCTCGAAATAGTATGATCGTATTTAAAACTGTTCGTTGGAAAAATTTTCTATCCACCGGTAATAAGTGGACTGAAATTAATCTAAATAAAGTAAAATCAACTCTTATCGTTGGTCAAAATGGTGCTGGTAAATCCACTCTGTTAGATGCATTGTCTTTTGCTCTATTTGGTAAACCTCACCGTAACATTAATAAACCTCAGCTTGTAAACACAATTAATAATAAAGACTGTATAGTAGAAGCGGTATTTACTATCGGTTCATCTGAATTCAAAGTAGTACGTGGTATTAAACCGGGTATCTTTGAGATCTGGAAGAATGGGACAATGATTAATCAATCATCTCATTCCAAAGAGTACCAGAAGGTCCTCGAGCAAAACATCATTAAGCTTAATCATAAGAGCTTCCATCAGATTGTTGTGCTTGGTTCCTCCTCCTTTATTCCTTTCATGCAGTTGCCGGCCCAACATAGACGGGATGTTATCGAGGACCTTCTGGACATTAACATATTTTCAAAGATGAACCAGCTTATTAAAGAAAAGAACGCCAGTCTTAAGGATAAATTAAAAGATAATGATTACCAGCTTGATATTGTAAAAAACAAGATAGAAGCTCAACGCAAATATATTCGAGACATCACTCAAATGAATGAGGATGAGATTAATGATAAAAAAGATAAGATCACAGAAGTACAAAAGAACATCGAAGACTTACAATATTCAAATGGCGAGCTCTCACATTTTATTCAAGACAGTGCCGAAAACACATCAGAAGCACTTAAAGAAGCCAATGATGAGAAACAGCGCATTCTGCACGATAAGGCTACAGCCACATCAACCATTAAATCAATTGTTAAAGATTCAAAGTTTTATGAAGAGAATGATAATTGCCCCACGTGCTCACAAGTTATCGACCAAGAACTTAAATCCAAAAAGATCGAGGAGTGTAAACATGATGCTCATGAGATCAAAAAGCAGATGGATGCTCTCCAAGAAAAAAGTAAAGAGCTAACCGAAAAGCTAGACTATTGGAATGCTCAAGCAGAAAAGCTTAGAGAGTTTCAATCTAAGATAAATGGTAACAATCAAACTATTACATCACTACAAAAACAAATATCTGGTTTGAATAAAGACATTGAAAGACTTACGGCTAAGGAAGGAGATATTGGAGAAGCTAATAAAGACCTTCAAGAAATGAATGATGATCGTAACTCTCGTATGGAAGAAAAGCTTAAGCTTAACGAAGAGTATTCTTATAACATGGTCATGTCTGAGATGCTGAAAGATACAGGTATCAAGACCAAAGTAATCAAGCAGTATATTCCAATCATAAATAAACTGGTCAACCAGTACCTACAAGTTCTTGATTTTTTCGTACACTTTAACTTAGATGAAAGTTTTCAAGAAACTATACGTTCAAGACACCGGGATGCTTTCTCCTATGATTCTTTTTCTGAAGGAGAAAAACAAAGAATTGATTTGGCTCTATTGTTTACATGGCGCCAGATCGCTAAGATGAAAAATTCAGTAGCCACGAATTTGCTCATTCTCGATGAAACGTTTGACTCTTCTTTAGATCATGACGGTGTAGACAATCTTATGAAAATACTATACACTCTTGGTGAGGATACAAATGTATTCGTCATATCCCATAAGGGAGAAATACTAGACGGGAAATTTGCAGAAAAAATCGAATTTGTGAAAGAGAAAAATTTTAGTAAAATGGTAGCGTAGGAAAATATGAGTAATGACCAAAAACTTATTCTTATCACAGATTTTATAGAACAAAAGCTACGTAAAGAAAAAGAACTGGAATTTTATGAAAAAGAACTCTTTGAGCTAC